TATTTATTACTTTTTAATAATACTATGAAAAATATCAAGCTACGTAGAAACAAAGAATATAATATTAATCACTTGACCGATGAAAATTTCTGGAAAAGAAAAGAACCAAAATATGTAATTTTATATTTTAATGTTAATTCTCATACACTAAGATATGAAAATTGTTTGCAATTTGGAATATATCATATCAGACAGATTAATTTTCTAAGGAGATGTATGATATGGAAAATAATGGTTAAACAAATATTGGATTTGATTAGACCATTAAATATTGATTTAATTCAGTATCAGATATTTAAACTACTTGGTTGTCCCGATCCATATATTCTATTCTAATATGATATAAAGGATTACATAGATTATATCTAATGAGTGATATTCCTGATGATGCACCTATGTTTTCTGATTGTGTTAATGGTACTACTGTAACTGCAAAAGTTGTAAGTGTTTATGACGGTGATACAATTAAAGTGGTTTTTCCCCTTAATAATATTTTTTATAAGTGGAACTGTAGATTAATGGGAGTTGATACCCCTGAACTTAGAACTAGAAATGCCAAAGAAAAGGAATATGGATATTTCGTTAGAGATCGACTAAGGGAAAAAATTAGTGATAAGATCGTTATCCTTAAATGTGAAGACTTGGATAAATATGGGCGTCTTCTTGTTACGGTTATTTGTGACGATGATGCATGTAATATTAATAACTGGTTGATTGAGAGTGATTATGCATTCGCTTATGATGGAGGTACAAAGAAATCGTGGGAAGAACACTTGGAAATGAAAAAAAACAATTAGATTAAAATATAATAAAAAAATTGATATATATTTTTATTATAATTATAATTATATTTAAATTACTATGACAGACAACGATAACGTTATCACATCCAAAATGAATAATACTATCGCATTCGATAGTATTTACAAAGCAGAACAATATTTTAAAAGGGAGTACGGGTGTTTTATCACCTATTTCGCTTATAACGCTTCTAATCTAAATCTAATTGATTATGTTGGTTATGTTTTTGATAACGAAGATATAGTATCATCAAAAGACAAAGAGACTATAAATTATGTTCATAATAAAAATACCATTAATATTATATTCCCTCACGATCAAATTCGTTTATCAGGAAGTAAATCATTTATGAATAAATTCCCATTTATTAAAACGTTACTTGATGGTAATTTTAATAATGATAGTTTTATTAAATACACGTACTATGATAGTATAGAAGAAATTACCGGTTCTACTACTATTATTGTTTATAATGAACTAGAATCATTGCTATTAGATAAACCAGTTACTGTTAAGCAACAAAACTGGGAAACTAAAACATGGTGGAAAATTGAAGATATTGTTATTAACAATATGGATGAACTTATTAGTCAATTCATTAATGAAAGCTATTATAGGTCCAAATTCGGTAATTATACTGTGGACAATTATTACGATCATCAGAACGATCATCAGAACTAAGAATTATTCTTATCTATCGTTATTTCTTTTGCGATCTTTCTTATCACTTTATCTACATTTTTTTCTTGAGAGCATCCGCTTATTTCACTTGATATTTTATGAAATTGGTCAGCCTTTGGAGTATGAGCCACTTTACATTGAGGGTTCTCATTTATCCATTGTCCAAATTGTTGGATATTATTTTTAGAAATTTTATCTATTGCCTTTTTCATTTCGTCTCTTCCCACGTCTCCTTTCTCCCATGTATCATTATTTTTTACATATAGTATTTCTCGTTTTGTATCGGTGCAATGTATCGGTCGTTTGTTTTCTTCCATCTCATCTAAGTTTTTGATAAATATGTTTGAAATCCCATCTACATATCCCATATTTCCTTGATTTTCCAGATCTGATAATTGTAATTTTATTTGATCTAGAAAATCTGTTATATTCATAGCATCTTTACATTTTTCATTCAAGAATATATTTAAATTGAATTGATTGTTTGTTGTATTGTTGCTATTAGTTGTCGTATTATTTCCTAATTTCCCTTCTGTAATGGCGGTTGTTAGTGCTGTTGTTAAAATACCGACCTGTTCTGTTAATTTATCTATTTTTTCATCCTTAACATCTTTTGTTATTTCTACTGGTACTGCTTGTATTGGTGGTCCATCGCATTTTTTTTTATGTCTATGTAATCCTGATCTATCCTTATAAGTTTTTCCACAATCTTCACATATGTAATTTTTTGGTTGAAATATTTTTACCCCGGTTGAAACTTTCAGATGTTTTTTTGTTTGTAAGTGATTAGTATAATGACTTAACCGTGCCGTATTAAAGTCACAACATTCACATCTGAATTTCGAGGAATTTTTATGTTGATTATCGTTGATTTCTTCCATATATATAATCAACATATTTTTTTCCTAAATAGTTTTTTAATAAAATATATAAACTAATTTTGGAACTTTTGGAACTTTGGACATTTTATCGAACAAATAATACAATAATACATTTTTTTAGTTCGACCGTTCCATATTATATTATAACGTTAATCAATAACATTATAATATAATATATATATATTAATTAACATCACATTTTATATTTGGAACTAAATAAAACGTTTTTATAAAATGGACATTTTTAAAAACGGGAAATTTTTTATAGACATTTTTTGAAATGGACATTTATTTTGGACATTTTCCCATTTTTCACTTTTGGCAACAATTTTCTTCCCAAAACATGTATATATTATATTATGAATTAGCATACTGTTTTTTATTCATATTAACGAAAATACCATATTATGGTACGGGAATTTTGTTGAAATGGTTGCGTAATTTTTCAACATTTTTTCTTCCCGAATGTTTTTTTTCCGAAAAATCAATTTTTGTCAAAATCATGAAAAATGACTTTTTCCTAGAAGATGCTCTTATTTTCAATATATTATTTATTTTTCTATGGTCTTGCAGAAATCCTTGAGAGCTTGGACTCCCGATTTGAAAAATGGACATTTATTTTTGTCCATTTCTTCAATGTTGATATACTTTCCCCACATTTTTTTTACAGTTCTAGACAAACATGAAAAAATAATAATGAAAATAACACCAATATCTAGGAAAATCATAAATTTCAAAATTCTAACATTTTGTAAATAATTGTCCATTTTTGATTTTGGACATTTTTCAAACAAATAATACATTTTTATAGTTCTATCATTTTTAATCTTGTTATACATTATAATCTATATATTCAGTTATAACTGTAGAAATGTCATGACCTAACATTTGTCTAATTAAACAGGTAATTTCTACTTGTTCATTTATTAGTTTGTTATATCTATTAATAAATTTGGAGAACGTATCATTAAGTAGTTTTATATATTTTTCATGTACTCCCTTATGACGAATCTGTTCATTTAAAGAAGGTATTCTTTTAAATGCACTATAGAGAACTTTTAATGGTATTTCGTCGAATGATTCACGATTTAAAGCTAGATATAAACCACGAATACATTTACTACGCCGAAAGTCACCCTTAGTATGTTTAATTTTTTTGATTATATCATTTGCGTCTTTTAACGCTGGAGGGATAGGTCTAGGCATTATCTCAATTTATTATTGTGTGTTACAAAAATGGTGTAACAAAAGAAATCATTTTTTTTAAATAAGGTCTATTTTTACTTTTTGATGTTTTTGTGCGAATTTAAATATTCAAATGTGTAATTATTTAAACATTAACCAAATATTGTAATATGGTGGATATAGAAGAAATTCATGCTCAAATAGAAAGCATTCGTGAAATGAAATCAAGTGGTGTTGTTATGGAAACAGATCAAACGGCGTTGGATAAAATAAAAATCTTGCAAGAAACTCTACAGATATTCATACCTGAGAAATATGGTCCTCCACCATATAACATAGAAATGTGTATAGAATTTCCTGATTCTATGAATGAAGACGGTGAGCTAGATCCATACAGTAGAATTACTTTTGAGTTGGCTCCTATAGATAAGGTTCCCTATTCTGTATTTTATTTTCTAGAGTATATGTTACCGTCTTTCACAGGAGGTAAATTTAAAAGAAATGCCCCGCATGTATTACAGGCGAAATTAGAAATGAATAAAGATATAAAACCATTAGCATTTCAAGAATATAGCAGAGATTATTCGCATAAAGAATATACAATAGGCTTTGCTGGAAGACCTAGTAGTGCCCAGCATATTTATATTTCGACCCGAGACAATACACGTAACCATGGACCGGGTTCACAGGGGTCAAAAACAGAAGCTGATGGTATTATTGGAAAGATAATAGATGATAATGATATAGAAGTTGTAAAAAGAATGAGAACCCAGCCGGGTAATTCTCCCCAAAATGGTTTCGTACACGACGAACAGTATTTTATTAATATAACTTTTATGACATTATTGTAAAAAGTGAGGTATATTTATAATAATTAGAGTATTATAAATATAATTAATTATGTTCAAAACAATTTTTTGTTTATTGAAGTTGGTAAGCCATGCCCAAATAAAATCATATACATCAATATGGCAGCAGCTAGTAAGATGCTTCTATTTTCAGCAACAATTTGATTTTGGCCAAGTATAAAAATCATAAAGAGATATAACAAAGCGCCGATTATTACAGAATGCAAAATCATCGTTCGTCCTTTTTCCATTTATATATATATATATATAAAAATTGATTTATATGTATAGTATATTTAATAGTATAAATATATTATGCGAAGAATGAAAACAAGACATAAAACGTGTAGAGAAATATGCAAAGAATTATCAAAAGGTTTAAATTGGTTATTTAATTGCAATTCAAAGCCGAAAGTAATACCGGTTGATGAAGAAGAACAAGAATTATATAATTTCGATGACGAAATCAGGGACACCTCAGTTTAAATGTGTAAAAATGAATTATTTCCCCTGTTTCACTCTATTTTGAAGTTCAACATTAACAAGTTGGTCCATTAATCTATCCCGTGTACCCTTAACAGTATCATAACTATCTTTAATAGCGTCTTTTTGAAGTTTCAAAGCTGGTTTTTTTATTTTAGTGCCTTCTGCCATATTATCCTGTATTCTTTTTTTTCTAAAGCTGCAATATGCTTTCATATTATCATAAAAAGGAATAGTAGCCCCTGGTACTAAATGTAGATATACATCAATTTCATATTTATCATATTTATCCTCAATTCGAGACATTTCTAATAGTGATTTTTTTTTAATAGTCCAATTGCCGTCCCATTGAGACCCAAAAATAGTATGCTGTTGACCATTTAAATAGAAAGTAGTATTTTTAGGTAAAAACGTTCTAACAATAAATGCAATATTATTTTGAACAAGATCTTCTTGTTGAGATTTCGTAAGAGTTTCGTCAATATTTTTAGGTATATAAAAGGGTTCGACTGCATTAGTTAATTTTTCCTGTGAAGTAAGTGACATTCTTAACGAATCTAAATCATTATCCCAATTTTGGTCGTCAAAGTCGAGTTCTTTTAAAAAGAATATATTTTCATAACCTGAGTAATCTTTAATAACTTGTTTAATTTTAAATGGGCCGATATTAGCATGCCCTTTAATATTTGTTCTAATAATCATAGATAATAGCACAGGATTTATTTTGTCTTGTTCTTTAATATGTCTTGGAATTTCTGCCCCCGCTCGTTGTTTACGTTTTCTAGTAATTTTACGTTTTTTTATATTTTTTTTAGTTTTTCTTCTCATAATAAATATTAATATTATAATATTCAATTTATAATATTAAGATTTAGTTATTATCCTTCAAGTTATGAAATTTTTCATATGCATTCATATTATTCTGCTTTTGGTTCATTTTCTTAGCTTTTTCTAAAATTTTAATAGAATTATTAATTTCATCGTCGGTTAAAACGCCGTCGCCGTCGGTATCAAGTATTTTATAGAAGTCCTTAAATTTATCTGGTAAAATGCAAAACTTAGACTCTTCGTTAAGGATAAAATCTGCTAAAACAATAAATACAGCGGTAATGGTAAGTGCCATATAAATATCTCTAGTACCCATCCATGCAATAGAGAAGATTAACAATTGACGACTAAGAACAAGTTTTAAGTATGCTTCTTGTGATTTACTAAAACGCATAGTAATAAATTTGGAACCAATGTTAAGTAAAATCATAATAATACCCGCAAAAAATTTACTATCATTTAAACTTAATATTTTATCATGTACAAATTCAAAATAAGTTTTCTTCATATATACTTTAAACAAAATAATTACTTGGAAAATCTAAATTCTATTTGACCGAAACTATTAGCAAAGTTGTTACCAATTTTGTTAAACTCATTCCCCATTTGTTTTCCTTTTTTATCAATTGGGAATTTATAACATTTATTATTAACGCTATTATGTAAATACCATAAATCGATACCTAACCATTTTTTTAAAATGAGAGTATTAATTTTATCAAATGGCCAAACGATTTGTTTCCATGTCCAATCAAACCATCCCATAATAGTTTTTCCCATTATCGCCTTCATAACAGAATAAATAATAGATCCGATACTATAGAATACATACCATATAACACAGCTAGGTAATGAAATAATTTTGTCCCCAATCATTTTAAAAATAGATAATATAATCATAAAAACATTTCCTAAACCAATAAATAAGCCAAAGATAGGGTCGATAATGCCCCTTTTTAATGCTGCACCAAATAGTTTAAAAAACTCAACAATTTTATTAAATACAATATCTTTTGTTTGATTTTCGACTTCTTTTAAAAACCAGTTAAGTTTACTGTCAATATGTTTTGACATTTTATTCGTTTCTTGTATAGCTTTATTAACCCCCGAGTCGACCTTGTTGCCCAAGTTTTTAATATCCCCCCCAACCTTAGATCCTGTTTTTTCAACACTATTAACTGTTCGCCGTGTTTCATGTGCGACTTTACCCGGGATTCTGCCGATATCTCTTCCAACATTCCCGATATCTCTAATAGCACGATTAATCGATCCAACGATGGGTTCTTTAACATATAATTTATCTGTGATTATGTCAACAATACAATATGTTACAATATATGCTAAAAGAATAAGTAAGAAAAGATACAAATATTCATTATATAATTTCTTAAATAGTTTATTATATTTTTTTATCATATTACTTATAATAGGTAAATAAATAAATAATTATGTCATATCAAAAGTGGTTAATTTACCTCGCATATTATGTTTAATATCATCAAACACCTTTGTAGGATCAAGTTGATTGCCTAATTTATTCGAAACGCTAGATAGTTGTTTGGATGAATTATCAGCTAATCTGTCCATAGCTGATATCGTATTATTAGCACCCCTGACAAGTTCATGATTAATACTATTAACTTTACCACCAACTCGACCAACTTCACGAACCAACCCGTTGACAGCTCTTTGTTGTTGAGCAAGTTCTCTTGCTTTTCGAGCAACTTCTTCGGCTGCCTTTCTAGCAGCTTCTGCTGCCCGTTTAGCAGCCGCTGCTGCCTTTTTTGCGATATCTTCTGCCCATCTAAATCTGGGTGCCCTAAATCTCCACCTTCGTCTCCAGAAACCTTCTCTTACTATAGTTTTTCTGTAATTAATAAATTGAATTAAAAATATTAATACACTTATTAAGATGAATACAAAAAAATAATAAAAATACATAATATTATATAAGTATAATATTATATGGTAGATTCTTCATATTTAATGCTGCTTTATTTTACAAATAAAAATAGACAAAAATGTTCTGTAAATGGAAAGGATTCAACCGTCAAAAATATAAATAAAATAAAAAAAACAAATGATAATAGTAGATATCATAATAAAAAGGTAACATTTGATACATTAAAACCACAGCGTTGTGATTCAGATGCAGAAACAGTAGACAGGGGGACTTGATAAATAAACCTAAACATCTCCAATAATTTCAAATGTTTCAATACCTGGATTAGTTGGTTCTGGTTCCAAATCATTTTTTATCGTAAACGTAGGTAATGTTTTAGATTCGGTAGGTCTCATTTGTTTAGAAAGAGAAGCTTTGTCTAGACTAGTAGGTGTGTTAGAACCAGCGACATCATAATCGACTATATTTCCAATTTTTTTATCTGTTAAGTTAGACAATTTTTCCAATATGGTATCCTCCTTAATATTTTGCATACCTTCAAATGTCAAATTATTAATATAAATTAATAAAACTGCCGCAGCACATCCAGTAACGATATTAAAATCGGTAGCAACGAGTATAAATGATACAAAGAACAGTCTTCCTAAAACAAAATTATTTAGAGAAATTAATACTTCAGGTGTTAAAAGTGCGATTGAAAATACAATAAATGCTAATATTGCCAACAGTTTATTTTTCATCTTATATATATTTAATAAAGATTTTAACATGAATAAAGATAATTATATTAATACTTTTTCTAAAGGAAATATATTAGAATGTCTTTAGCAATGTATGCAGCTCCATTTGATAATAATGATAATAAAGAAGAAAATACAATAGAAAAAAAAAGAATTAAGCATCATAAAACACTTAAGAATAAGGATAAAAATGCGGAAACTAAGAAAAAAATTGATGAAACGATGTTATCTCAGATAGGTAAAATACATGCAAATATGGATAATTCAGAACAAACGGAATTATCCGATTTTAATCCAATTCCCGTGCCGGAGTCGCAGGGTGTAAATAGGACAATTGAAAGAGATGACGATAAAGAAGCTGAAGACGATGAAGTTGAGGAGTATGAATCTTTAGACAGTTCTTACGCTCAACAATATTATTCCAAATTTTTACCTGGAACAATTGAAAGTATGGAGAGTGGTAATTTATCTGCTGCAAATATGCCATTAAATGAGAATTTAGTAGAGAAAATAAACTATATGATACATTTATTAGAAGAGGGTCAAGAACAGAAAACAGAGCATATAGTCGAAGAAATGTTGTTATATTTAGGTTTAGGTATATTTGTCATATATGTATTAGATTCATTTGTGAAAATTGGAAAATATTCTAAATAATTTAACTAACACATGTAGTGGTTATTTTTAATAATATATGAATTATTCGTATATTATTAAATAAGATAGTATATTTTTATTTTTTAGTTTTTCTAACTTTTCTAGTTTTTCTAACTTTTTTAGTTTTTCTAGCTTTTTTCTTCTTTGCCTTCTTTGTTTTTTTCTTTCTTCTTCGTTTTGTTCTTGTTCTCCCTCCTTTACCAATATCAGGAAAATCCCCAATTTTTTGAAGTGCTTCTTCTTTTGCTGCCTTTTTTTTAAGAGAGTCATTAATCATTTTAAAATGTTCAGCTCCCCTACTAATTGGTGACAAACCTTCTAATTCCTCCTCTTGTTTATACTGGTCCAACATGTATTTATTCTGCTGCCTTTCTATAGATTCGTATTGTGCCTGTTCCTTCATAATCGGGGTTTCCATTTTATCCGTTATATCATGAAACTTCTTAATATCCTCATCCGAATCAGAATCTGGTTCCAACATAGATTTAGCCCCTGGACCAAAAAAAGGTTTGTTATTCTCTACAACGTGGTTAATTTTCGGTTTTTTTCTACTGTATTTATTCATATATTAACTAAATATAATATTAGTATTCACAATTAATATTACAAGAATCTGTTGTTCGTAAACAGTATTCAATTTGAAAACCCAACGTATATCTTGCTACCAATACTACTAGTTCATTTTTTGTTGTTTTTTCCCCAAATACAGTTTCCCCAGATACAAAATCGTCGTTTACTTTATTAATAAGTAAGTGTGTTTGATCAAACACTCCAGTAAATGCATCTAATATTTTATCATTTTGTTCGATGTTTTCAAATTCTTTGATAATTTCTTCGGGAATTTCTTTTTTCAAGTTTTCCATATTCGTTACTAATTCTTCATAATGTGTTTCTTTGTCTAGACTGTATCCTTGAGAACATTCTTCGTAATACAAACATTCGTCTTCATATTCTTCCGCTTCTATAGCAGCCTCTATATGCTCTTCTTTGGTTTCATAGCATTGTCTACAATAATCTTCATCAACTTCTGCACAACAATTACACGCTTTCCAAGAATAATCGGTGTTTCCCTTAATAGTTACCAAATTCTCAACATCGTCGCTGCCTTGAATACCAAACCAAAATTTACCTTGTATACAACCATCGTAAAATCGTCCCATTTTAATATTTATAATTAATAGTTATAATAAAATAGTAAATCAATTTTATTATATATGCTATGATAAAAATTAATAAATAGCAAAGAAGTTGTGGGGTGGAATGGGAGAGTAAGCAAAATTGTAAAAATAAAATGCTGAAGGAGAAATAGTTACAGGTTTCCTAGTTTCAATAATTTTGTGAATAAGTAAATAGTTATGTGAAATATTTTCAATAGAAAGATATTTAAAGTTTTGAATTTTAAAAAGTTTGAAAATAGCAGAATGAAACCCGTTAACAAAAGAGGTAGTATATTTTTTTGGATTAATACATACAGAAGCGAAACACTCAAAAATATTAAATTTTTTATATTCGGTACATGAATTTCGAAAACAATAAAAGCCAATAACGGTATTATCTACTGTACAACAAAAAATGAAAATATTTTTACTTCGCAATAATTCTAAAATATTACTATACTCAGGAATAATATATATATTAAAAATGTCCTTTAAATATTTCTTGATAAGGTCATACAAAAGAGATAGATTAGATGTATTAATTTCAAAAACATTAAAACCCGTAGATACAAACTCTGGTTTTTTCCATTTTAATATATCAAATAGATAATGATAGTAAATTGTAATAGGAACGATACCGGTTAAATCCGCCTCCCGTTTAAAAAGAAACACATCAATATTTTTATTATAACGTCTAGTATTGTATACGTGTGTTTGAATTAGTTCGGGTGCGATGCCTTCTTTTCGATATTCTTTATCAACACAAAGCCAGTCAACATAATTAATATTCATGTTATTACCGTCTATGAAGAGGTGTAGTGGTTTGGACGATAAAAACCCAATATTTTTAGTGTCTTCTATGATATTATCCTTTTCCGTTAAGTATGTTTTTTTTTCATAAAACGAGAAGAAGACGCTATCAAAATGGCCAATATAATACGGTTTAAAATTATTAATATTAGGATAGAATTTTGATTTTTTCGTGTTAAGAAAATGATTTTGTAAAATGGCTAGAGCGTCGGTATAATGTTTATCGTCATCACATGTAATTGTTTTAATATTAGTAAGATTAACAAATTTATTTTTTTCTGGAGGATGATGTTCTATAATACCAGGTGGAAATAACCAATAATATAAGTTATATACATGAAACACGGGTTGATATGCCCAAAATTTAAAAGTTACTTTAATATATGCATATGTGATGAGATAAACAAAAATAATAAAAAATAATGAAAGTATAAGATATGTCATTATTTTTACAAGAGATCATTTTTTCTGTAAAACAACTAAATATTGGTATTCATATCCGCAACCAACCATGTTAACTTTATTAACATAAGAGAAACCGATGTCTTTAGCTGTACTAAGTATTTCCTGTTGTGGTGTCATATATAATTTATGCCGATTTTTCCTAATATTCCCATCCTTATATTTAAATACTTCTTCAAAATATGCGTTTTCAGTATTATCTTCTAATTTGAATTGAGATTTATAGTCAAAATTATTAAATTTAATAAAAGACTGTGTGATACGTTCGGGTGCATATTTTTGTGGACTAATTAATCTCAAAGGATTTGCTGGTGGAACAATAGGATCAAATTTATTTTTATTAACAACATGTATAAGTAGATAGCCTTTTGGTTTTAACCAATTATAGCAGTTATTTAAAAATCCCCTTTTATCTTGCATATAGTAGATGGTAAAATAGTAACATGTGATATGTGTGAATGTGTGATTATCAAAAATAACACCGTTGTTAGCATCAGCAACAAAGTATTTACAATGTGGATATTGTTTTTGAGCATAAGCAACCATTGCGGGTGATTTATCGATTCCGACGGCCTTAACGTCATTATCTCTAAATGCTTCAACATGATATCCAGTTCCTGAGCCGACATCTAAAACATATGATTTTTTGGTAGGATTAGTTGTAAGAAATGTAGTTTCAAGTTCAAATTCTGCTTTTGTACTAGATGATAGGATTTCATCGTATATATCTGCGTAAAAGAAGTCAAATATTTCATTAATTTTTTCATAAATAACAAATTTTTTATCTTGTGAGAACCCCTCTATAGTTTCATTAGTTAGATTTTGATATATTTTTAAGATAATAATAGTTGATATAATTAATATAAGTATTCTCAATAATAACGATAATTTATTAAAATTTGAATATAAGGTCATTGTCTTATATGTATTATTGTGATTTTTTTTATATAAATTAAGTTTAATGTTGGAATTCGAAATAAATGATGTTAGAACTGAGAAAGAATTCAAATCAATAAGCTTTTCTGGATTTAAAAAGAGTGATGTCACAAAAGAATTGCTAAATAGTTTGATGAATAATAAAGTAGAGTCTGCCTGTTATTGGAGTGCCGAATTAGTATGTGCTGGGCATTATATCGACCTTTGGAATGTATTAATAAATTTTCTAGGTAAATATATTCATTTAGCAAATCCCAAACTAGCAATATATTTAGATAAGAGAATACAAGATTTCAAAAGTATAATGGCTGGTGGTTATTCTGGACAAGAGTTACGTTTAAGAAATATGGAGGCTATGCGTGAGTTATTTTCTGAAGTAACAGCGATATTATGTTTATCCAATCGAAAACCTGCTCTTGAAAAAATACCTAAATTAAAGAATGAAGAATTTGAAATAATTAAAATGACAGAACGATTTAGAGCTCCCGATGCAACATATGCTGAACATATATTTAGACGTGAAGATCCCCGAGAATTATTTCCTGCAATAAATGAATTATCATATAATATTCATAGCAAGGATATAATGAGATGTTATTACTGGATAGAATGGATATTAGAATATGAGAAACTATGTAAATCAAAGAAAACAAAGTGTAAAGTAGATAGACGTGAACATATACCCGTAACTGAAAAAGATCAAATGGATGTAGTTTGGTTAATATGGGATTTAATATTACATTATGTGAAAAATAATAATCAAATTTATAAATCGTTAATAGATAGTTTGTTAAATATATTTTGTTTAAGATACACAAATGGAATTGTGTCAAAAAGAAAGTTTGTAATATTTTATGCTATAAGTGTATTAACTGAGATAATAAATTTCAAAATTCAAGTATTAACTGATAAGAAGGTGGTAACTCAAGTAAAAGCAAAAATTAATTTGATATATAAAGAAATCAAAAAGAATGAAGTATCTCCTGCTACAGATTATTTATTTAATAACAACGTATCTTCGAGTAATATAGATAAGACGATAGCAAAACTTGATATAATGAAAAACTTTTAACATGTTTTTTGTGTTAAAAATAAAAATTAGGAATAAAATAATAAAAATATTATTATGTATATAGTATAATATGAATAGCTTACCGGCAGAATTATCAACATCAAGCTCTATGAGCGGGTTATCATCTCCGACAGAAGGTTTCTTTGAAACAAATACAACATGGAAAATAGTAGGAGTTGTTGTTTTAATAGCTTTATTGGGATTTAATATACTATTATATTTAGGAAATGCCGTAGAAGAAGTAGGTGGTGTAGTAAAACCTTTAT